CCTTTGTCTTAGTTTCTTGTCATGTTTCTTATTTGCTGCTTCCATGTGACTATTATACTCTGATTCTAGTGCTGATAGTCGTAGGCACAAGTCTCCTATTCTTGTCTCTATTTTATCTAGTTTATCGAAAATACGTTCCTCTATATCCATAAGTCAAATGTGGCGACAAGTATATAGAGAAGTAAAGAAAAAAAGAAAATTAGTGTTTCTAAGTTGCTACTGTAGAGACAATGATGTATGTGTTTGGGTCGATAATGTCAACACCAATTCTATGAGTCCATACAATATCGAAGTATTGACCTGCGATATTCTTTTGGAACTCAATTTCCATCTTACGTTGTGAAGCTAAGCCCCATGCCTTACCTTTGACACAAACTAGGTTTCTGTCAGCGTTGTTGGCTTGTAAGAGTTCATTGGTTACAATAATATCTACACCGTATAGTCTCTCAAGTTGTCCGAGTCTGGTTACATTAGCATTACCAATTTGGGTATATTCAGATAATCCAGTTGAGCTGATTAAGGCTTCAAAGGCTTCTTCTGAAAGAAATGCAATAAGTTGTCCTGGTGCTGTAGAGTTACCAAGTTTTCCTAAGTACATTTTTGCTTTTGTGATACCATCTTCATCCATTGCACCATCAGCATCTTCTTCGGTAGTTGTAGTTGTTGCTACACCATCAGAACCTCCAATGTGGTAAGGTGCTGTGGATACTCCACCAAAGTCGTGATCTGTTGCTCCCAAGTCTTGAAGAATCAATTTGTGTTCATCTCTAATGGCTTCTAATCTTGCTGTCTCTCTTAATGCGTTAAGGAAGCTAGCAGGATAGTCCTCTAGATTTGCTTTTTCAACAACTTGTCTCCATCCTCGAATAGAACAGGTAACGTCTATTGCTGTTAGTGTATGAGTAACTGCTGTAATGTCAGTAGTTGGACTTTCAGTAATTGCTCCTGCATCAGGATTAGTGATACGATAGAATCGGGCAGTATTTTGACCTGTTGGAATTGCTTCGAACTGACCATACTGTCTGAGTGGAGTTGCAGTTTTTGAACCTAGTTGGATACTGATGTTTGATCTTTGTTTTACACCAGAAATAGTTCCTGATGTGGATACTGCTTCTGTAACATTACCTGCTACGTCTGCTGCACCTGGAACAGTATGTTCCTCGATCCATCCTTCTTTATCCATAACCAATTTGTTGTAGCCTGTTTCAAAGAGTTTATCCATGAATTGTTTGGCATCAACGTCAGTAAATGCTTCTTCAACAAATCCATTGGATTCAGTTGATTCTGCTACTTGACTTTTTGGTTCCCATGCTTTGCCAACGTTTTCTATAACGGAGGTTAGGGCTTCGGTTGCTTTAACTAAGTCAGATGATTCAGGGGTTGATTCCTGTTTAGCATCGACACATTTGCCTGCGACCATCTTTTTGCCTTCTGGGCATTTTTCATCGTCACTTGCTTCTGTTTTAGTTGCTTCTGCTTTACCTACTTCTACTTCGCCATCGGTTTCGATAGTTACTTTGACTTTTTCCTCGACCTTTTCAGATTTAACATCTGTTGGGATTTCGGTTGTCATAGTGGAACTTTGTGGGGATTCTATATTGGAAGTATTATCTTGTGTTGGAGGATCTACTGTGATGCTTTGTGGTTGTTCTGGTACAGGTGCTACAGGTTGTGGAGGTGTTAGTATTGATGTAAATGCTTTTTCTAATCCTGATACTATTTCCATTGCTTTGCGTTGTACTTCTTCTGGTGCTGTGTCAGGTGCTTTGGCAGTTATTGATTGTACCAACTCGCCTAGTAATGCCTGTGAATCTATAAATCCGTTAAATGATGATAGTGGTTGATCTATGTTATCTGCCTCGTTGATGATCTTCTCAAAGAGTACGTTCTTTCCTTCTAGTACGTTCATTGTAGCCTCTGGGATTCCAGGAGTTCTGACTACTGATAATTCAATAATATCTTTTAATACAGGTGCGTTAAGACATTTGGATTTCATTTGGTCACATAGTTCTCGTTGTTCTAATACTGATGCTCCTATGGATACTTGGTATGCTTCATTGTCTAGTATTCCTTGCCACTTTTCATCTGTTACCTGTGCTGTATAAGTTACCTGTGAAGTTTGATCATTAAATGCAAATGTTACTTGTCCTATGTTAGTGTTTGGCCCTCCATGTTCTACTCTTAATGGTACTTGAACCCCATCGAACTTCTTTAGTTCTTCGACATCATAATAAATACCATTCCTAGACTCTCTAGGCATTAAGGCTATGCCTCCTATCTGCTTTGCCATGAGTGATTTTAGAGATTATTGATATAGAGAAGTATTATCCTTGCATATAGATATGTAAATGTTGTACGGTTATTCCTGCACCTGATGATGTTCTGAAGTTGATTTGGTCTGTAGGATTTATAATAAAGTTAATTTCATCCTTAAAATCACTCTTTTTTGAATCAGAGAATAAAGTCCATGAACTACCACCATCAAATGTAATTTCTACTATGACTGCCCCTGCATATCCAATATTCATATAAACCCTTCTGGGTTTATATGGAACACCTAAATCTGTTGAAAACCACTCTACATTTTGAGTAAATGTAGTATTATTTATTTCGGCTAATTCTTCTAAGTGTTTTTCATTAGATGTCATTTTTACCCTTTGGTTCCTCCTTTGGTAATGGTTTAGTAGTAACTTTATCCCCATCATTCACGTTCTGTCCAAATCTCCCACTAGGAGCAGGTTCTCTGAACTGTCCTGTAGGTGTAACTGATGTAATAGGAGGCTCATCTTCCATATCTTTCTCATTAATATCAATAGATGAGTTTGAGATAAACCATTTTCTTGCCTCACTACGTTTAATAAGGTTATCTCTAAATGCTGTTGTTACATCCTGTATGGTTGCCTCTTGTTTCTGTGGAGTTTCAAAGAACACTTGAATATCCTTTTGTTTCACACTCTTTTTGCCATTGTGAGATAAATATGGCATAATCATAAATCTGAGTAATTGTTTGCATAACCTCTCTTGGATTCTCTTAACCTTTCTGGTAAGAACAGAATCGGTACTCTCGGATGCTGCTCTTGCTGTAAATCCTGCGTTGAAGAATTGTAGTGGGAACTTTGAACCAGGCTCTAACAAGTCTCTTTGAATATGCTCAATATAGCCATCATATTTGCTGTTGCCTCGTGCTTCTATAATGTCTACTTTAAATTCTTTATCTGTAACTATCTTTGATCCTTTCTCCATCTTCTTTAAAGCATCTGCTTGATTCTTGATGAATTGTTCCCCTGCATCTGCAAAGTAGAACATGGTTGTAGGATCTGCGTGTCCTTCAAATATCTTACCCATTGAATCCTCCATCTTTTTCATTTGAATCAAAGGAGCATCATATACCTCTCCTGTTTCAGGATTCTCATACCTAGCAAGAACAGAGTGATGTAATCCTCTACCAAATGGCTCTCTTGCTACGTTGGTTAGTTTATAATGTGTAACATCTTTAGGTTTTAGTGCTATATCTTCATCATTAACGTGAGTATTGTATTTCTTGACATCCCCTTTCTTATTTCTGCTAATAGATACCATTGTAGGTAGTGATACCTCAACCCATTCACTAAAATCATCACTATGCTCAAAGAACATATTACCTCCACCACAATAACTATACAAACCATCCTCTAACATCTCATCCCATCCCATATCATTTAGCCAATCAGTAATCTTGTCTGCTACTTTCTGGTCTTTTGCTGTGATTCTTAGTCCTTTACCTAAGATCATCTGCACATAAGTCTCATTTGATAAGTTTAATCTAGGATCTTTGTTAACTGCGTTTAATGTTTCATCAAATGGTCTATCAGGTGCTAGTGCATCTTGCCAATCTGAATCGTGTACTTCACTTTTTTGGTTAAATTTCTCTAAAACCTCAATACTGCCTTCATATTTAACCTTTTCAACGACCTTTTTTGGCATTACAGCACTTTTAGGCCAAATAACTTCACCATTGCCTCTAATTACAGGTAAAACCATGATTTATCTTGTTATTTGAGTGAAAAGGAAGTAAAATTAATCATTTTCGATGTAAAGTTCATCGCTTCCATTTACGCCTATAGCAGTCAGTCTAGAGCCTGAAATGGTACATCTAAGCCTTACTTTGACGTTACCATGTATGTGAGGTGTATCTGATTCGGAGAATTTAATTAAAAACGTTCCATCTGAGTTTAATGTGAGGTTTGAAGTAGTTGTGTAGAGTGGAGAACCATCATTCTTGTCTATTAGTCTTAGTTCCCCTGTAAATGTATCTAGTGATGTCTCTGCTGTAGCAAATCTGTTATCCCTATAGATTGTTCCTGACAAATCATAGGTAGCACTATCGGTAAAATCTCCTTGAACCCATGAAGTCTGATCCATCTTTACGTACAAAGGCATAGTTTATATAGTCTGGTTTTTCATTAATAGAAGTATGTTAGCAAGACATACTCCTGCTGTATTTGAACCACGTAAAATGATACGTAACAGACTGTTAGATGATTTACAAAAGAATCATCAGTATGAGATTGTTAAATGGCCTATGCACTACCCTGATGAATTATGTATGAAGTTGTTGAGGGTAAATCCTGATCCTAATGTCATTTTATACGTAGCCATGATGAAAGGTATTACTCCTATTGTAACCATTGGAGATCACAAGGCATTTGTTGCTGATTTTACCAAACCTAAAAAGTCTAAGCGACACCTGCCAAAGTTTAATAGGTTTGAACACTTGGAAACTGTGGAGAAGGATTTAAAGAAAGCTCGAAACGTC